GCTTACGAAGACGCTTCATAAAAAGCTGAAAATCTTCCAAATGAAGCGAACCGTCCTTCGGACGGAAAAACGGAGAATAAGTCAACGTCACAAAGCAAGAACGATCATGAAACCGAGCCTCATCGGTCAGCCTCTGAGACCACTGTCTCGAACGCTCAAGCTTGCAACCAATGCACTTCCCACATGGAAGTTGAATCCCAGTAGAATCGGGGATAGGTTTGAAAGCAATATTGCGCCTAGCGTCACGCCAGGCGCGGATCGGGGAGTAACACGGCACTGTTGATTCTCCGTAAGAGTGGGGAGGGCGCTACTACTGCCCCCCCCCTCAAAAGCTACAGTCGGATACCGCCACGCATAACTGCAAGGGACCCGGAAGGCATATTCTTCTTCTTCACATGGTTCCCTTTGCGAAACACTTTCCGACTAGAACGCTTAGACATAGGACGACGTTTCATAAAACCTCCGTCCTATAAATAGACACCAAGAAGACCTTGGTGTCAGTCAGCACATTTACATCAAGAGAGATAAATGTGCTGACCCTCGTCATTCTTGATCAGAAGACTCGGCGGCCGCCTTCGCGGCCTTACCGGCCTTACCGGCCGACGACCGGGCTGAACCGGTCGAAGATTCTGGAACAGGCTCACCAGAGGCCTTCCCGAGCGTCTCCTGCGCAGCGGCATACGTCGCAAGACCTGCCTCAACCAAAAGATCCTGGCACTCCTTCGTCGCAAAATTCTTCAAGAAGAGAGCCGGATCGTTCCCGTAACGATCACGCAGAGCAGCAGGAAGCTCACCAAAAGCAGCCTCCGCAGCAGCAACCCGGGTTTTCATCGTCAGAAAATCCGGAATACCAGACATATCGCCGTAATTGGCCATGGCCTCGTTGTACTTATTCGGCAACAAACCCGTCTGCGCATACCGCTTGACGATCTGATTAATATCCACCTCGCCCTTCAGCGAGGAATCCACACGAATCTCTTCGTCCTCCGGCTCAAAATAGTCATAAGCACCCTTCGAGGACTCTTCCATAGCAGCAAAAACATCACGAACACCGTTCATTGAGGATCTCCAGACGAATTCAAAATCTCGCCGTTGTTCAAATCATAAGCCTGGCCGTCCCGGGTCGTCCCATAGGAACCACCAGGAGCACCAGGCCGCCTACCAGCACCACGCAAAATCTTCCCAAGCGCACCCTTGGGAGTAAACATCGAAGCAATATCAGCCGCAGAAGAAGCACCATCCAAAGCCTGAACAACACGCTTCGCATAAGCGTCGTAATCAATAAAACCCTTATTCGTCTTAGCATAAGAGTAATCGTAATCGGCCTTCGCAGCCCGAGCCTGAGCCTCAGCCATAGCAGTCGAAGCACGCCCTTTAATCCAAGGCATATTCGCCTCGATCGCAGCCGCAGACGCTCCAAGATTCTGAGCCTGAGCCAAAGACGCGTGCGCTTGAGCCGCAGTCGCAACAGCCTGAGCGTTCTTCTGACGTATATCAGACTTCCAGGTCTCAATATCTCGAGCCGTCGCAATCGCCTGCGCGATAGAGGGACCCACACCAGACATAGGATTAACCGGGTCAACCCTAGCAGGAGGAGAAGAAGGAGAAGAAGCACCACCCTTCGCCGCAAGAATAGGATTAAGCCCAGCCTTCAGAAGATCCTGAACCTCACGCTGGTGAGCAGTATTACTCATCTCAGCCATCCAAGCCTGATTGTCCTCCTGGAGAGCGACATTCGTCTTGTTAGCCTCATCCTGAGCACTAGCACCAAACAAACCACCAATCACATTCCCAACAAGACCAGCACCAGCACCAAGTAAAGTACCAATCCCGGGAACAACAGAACCCGCAGCCGCTCCCGCCGCCATCGAACCAACAGCATCCTGAGCAGAAGCAGTACCTCCTCGCAAATCGGGCACAAAAACCTCCTGGCGGCGAAGCCGCCCAAAAAATTTTTTGCAACCCCGGGGGACACGCCCCCGGGGCATCTTCACCCACTAGAAGTGGTCGATCAAACCAGGCACAGAGTAAGTCGGCATCACACGCGCCCACTTTGCATCGAACACGAAATCCGCAAGGAACTGAGGCTGAGTAGTGACCGCAACGACACGATTCACCGGAGGATTATCCTGAATGAAAGTGTCACCAAGAGTCGGATGAGCAGCAAACTTCTGAGCAAAATGCCAAACATCCAAAGTCCCAGTCGCAGTCGAACGGAACGTCCCACAAATCTGCGAGGGCTTATAACGATATTCAGCCCAACGCTCCTGATAACCGAAAACATCGGAGTCGTGAGAATCGTTCAGAGTAACCAACTCACCCGCGAGGACAGCCTGCTCACCGAGATGAGCGAGGGTAGGCAAGTAGAAGTCGAAACGTGTCCTTCGACTCCACATCTTGTGGAGCCCTTCCTGATAATTGAGATCAGCTCGGACAGATACAAGACCAAGAAGCACTCCGTGCTCGACAAATGACTTCGTAAACCCAGAACCGGAATGCGAGAAGGTACCAATGCCGGTAAGATTCCCGGCCGGAGTGGTACCACCTGTAAGACCAGTAGCAGAAGTCTGAGGAATCGGGGTCTGAACAAGACGAGTAGAACCGCCGCCAAGAAATTCTGGACGCTGAAGACGAAAATCTGGAGACACAGCCCCAAAGTGATTGCGAAGCATCTCCACATAACGAGTACCACCTCGAGCATCGCGCTCATAAACACGCTGAATCTGAAAAGCCTGCCGAAGATCATTAATCGTCGCTGCCGTCGCAGCAGAAAGATCAGCAAACGGCGCGCCAAACGAAGACCCCATCGTCGTATACTGAGCCTTCGTGGCCAACGAAATACCAGAGCTCGTCACCCCAGCCCCAGGGGCCCCAGCACCATTCGCATACCACGTCCTTGAAGCCGGAGTAGCTGAACCCGGAACATCTCCCTCGAAATAATTCGTCGCCGAACCAGCAATATTACGAGCCTGCCAGGCCGTAAAAGGACCAGAATTCGTCAAAGTCTGACCATACACCGGAGCAGACGTACCAAGCGGAAGCGAAACAGCCGTACCCTTTTGAGGCCAGGGGAGACACGAAGTAAAATAATCGTGTCGCTTACCACGCCTCTTAAGAACGTAATTCGCCACACTATCCGGGCCGTCGCCCGTGTCCACCACAAGCGAATTCTGAAGGTTCTCATCGCGAAACCACTTATTCCAAATCAAATTATAAGCACGAAGCCACAAAGCAGAATGGGTCATCCCAGCAACACCAATAGGAAGCCCCATGTAATCCTGCAAAGTATTCTGCGTATAACCAGTCACAGCAGGCGACACCTGCTGAGGAATCAAGAAGTCAATCGAATCGCCCGGATTATCCTGGGCGCCATTGAACTTCTCCCACTTGTCCCAAAGAAGACGATTGGGAACAAAAAACCAAAAAACATCCGCCGTCAAATTATCCATCGGCGGAACCACAGTCGGCTGAAGACGAATAAAAGAGCTCACATGCATCTTCACCGAATCGCCCGGAAGAACCTCGTCCACATAAATCGGCACGATGTAACCAGAATCAAAAGTGGTCTTCAGACCACTCGAACGATTAAAAACCGAACGCGGAAAATTCGTACCCGGAACATGAGAAAAATGCGAACTGTTTGAGCCCATATCGGGCTGTACAAACGGACGATCTAACATCGAACTAACCCCCAATTACAAAAAAGGGGCCATCCCTGGCCCCGGTTAAACTACTGAAGCTTCATAGCGGTCTGATTCTTCTCATCCCGCTTCTTATAATCCGTCGCCAAAGCCACCTGCACGGGAGCATGACCTTCAAGAGCACCCGTCGAATCGTCATAAATACCAATCTTCAGCAAACGAAAATCACTCGGCCACTTACACATGGGCGCATTCGCGTCATTACAGGCCTCTTCCCAAGAACGCAGAGCCTGACCCTCGTGCAAAGCAAAAAACGGAGTCATCGTCATGTCAGCCTTCAAATCGTGAGCAACAAAAACCAACTGCTTAGCCAAGTTCGTATCTCCTTTTAAGCGAGCCCAATTGAGCCAATTTCACCTCCTCACGAACGCGCAAACGCTCATGAGAACGATCAATAGAAACGCGAAGGGCACTTTCCCGTTTCTCTTTCAGAAGCTCATACGCCAAGGGATCAAGCTTCGCAAATACAGAATCGTAAAAACGCGGAGGCTTAGCAGGATGACCACGAAAAATAACAGAGTCACGACTAAAAATCTCACGAGCATACTTCTCCACATGAAGCCTCCCAATACCTGGGCGACGGGACATCGTCGCATACTCAGCCTTCAGTTGGAAAAACTCACCAGTGAGGGGATCCATCCGCTCATAATGAGCGCGAGCCTTATCCCCTGTCACCTTCTTCGTACAATAACGAGCAACATAGGCAGCGCTCTCTGACGTAACATTACCAACACGCGCCATGCCTTTATTCCAAAGCTCATCAAGCAAATAAGACGACCAGGTCCAATCGCCACGCTCTGACCGGTCAAAATCAAAAGCGTCCCTAAAATCCACGCCAAAAAGAATTGCGTGATAATGGGGACGACCAAACTTCAAGCCGTACTCGCCGGCGTGAAAAAAACGAATACCAGCGCCACAGCGCTTACGAAGACGCTTCATAA